CGTTCCTGCGAGTCCGTGGCGCATTGCCAAGCCGGCGCAAGGGGTCAATTGCGCCCTACGTCTGGGCTGTGGCGGAGATAGCCTACCGTTGCCGCATGCGTAGCGTCGAGGTGCGCAACCTGACCGATGCGGACAAGACAGATGCCGGGATCACCGTGGATCGAGTCAAGGGCAGCGATGGCAATGTAACGCGCTGGTGCCCGGAGCTTGTCGAGGCATGGGGTTGGCTCGTAGCTCGCCGCGCCCGTATCTGGCTCAAGAAGCCGTCATTCCGGGCGCAGGCAAGCCGTCCGCTAGTGGTGTCGGAGGATGGGTGCGCCTTGAGCAAGTCGGCGTTGAACAGCGCATGGCGGCGGGCGATGGCGGAGGCGATCAAAGCCAAGTTGATCGACCAGGATTCACGGTTCGGGCTGCACGGCTTGAAGCATCGTGGCATCACCGACACGCCCGGCCGGAAGGCGGACAAGAAAGCTGCCAGCGGACACAAGACGGACGCGATGCTGGGGCTGTATGACCACGCATTACAGGTGGTCGATGCGGCCGGAAAGCGCGATTGATTTACACGTTGATTTACACGTAACCGGTCTAAAGTGGCGCCCGAAGCTGGACTCGAACCAGCGACCCCCTGATTAACAGTAAGGTAGACGATACTGTGAAATCATGGGGTTACTGCGAATTGATTTACACGAAAACGGGCTCATTTCGACGCAGGAATGCGGGCTGCGGGACGGGTTTTACACGCGATTTCACCCCCTGAGACTGCCTGCCGCTACCCTGCCGGGATGCCCCTATCCGACCCCCGCCAGATCACCGTCGATGCAGTCGCCATGCTCGCCCTGTCCCGCTGCCCCGTCTGCGGCAATGTGGGCGAGTCGAAGCCGAGGCATCCCTTTGCACCGAAGATCGAATGCGCCTGGTGCCGGGAACGGCAGGCCGTGATCGAGCGGTGCTTGCGTTGGTTGAGGCAGAAGTAGCGCCCCGGCCATCGGCCCGCGCCTGAACGCACGTCGCCGAAGCTGACTATCGCCGGATGAGGCCTGACGGCCGGGGCGGGATCATTGTGGTGGCGTCAACGAAATGATGCTGTCGGCGAAGGCTGATTGGGGTGTCAGATCAGGGCGGCTAAATGAACGTCATGCCGCCCTGGGCCACCGGCTGGCCGATCAAAGCCAAGGGCGGCTGGCGGGGGCGGCGATACCGGAAATAGTCACAGGGCTTGCCCGGCGACGTTGTATGCCTGGATCTCGGTGTAGGCGAGCGTGCGATCAATGGCGACGAGGCAGTAATATCGTTGTGCGGTACCGCCACCGCGGCCGATATCGAAATTCATCGCGGTAATGTTTCCGCCCGCAACGGCACCCGTGCCTGCCGGCGCAGCAACGCCGTCATATACCGTCATGTGGTAGGCGCCGCTCGTAAAATCCTTGACGCCCGTTGCCACCTTAACGCCCGACAGTGCCGTCGATTGCTTGCCGCGCCCGGAGCCGGCTTGAAAGTACTCAAGTGACCAGCTGCCATCTAATATTTGCGCTAAACAGATGCAGTTGCCGTTCGACGGGTTGGTAGGATACGCCGGGCCGATATAAGACCCGATCGTTGCAGATGTGGAAGCATAGCTGCACACCGCGATCATGGAGACTGTCGCATTGCCGCCCAAGCTCGCCGGCACGGCGCCCGCAAATGCGAGGTTGAAAGCGGCGTCGCCGGCCGCGTAATACTTGCTGTAAGTCGCATCGTAGGCGAGCGTCGCGGAGCCATAGTTCACCACACCGTATGCGCCCGTGCGCTTGCACTTGGCCGATTTGATCGGATCGCCGACAGTAATGACCGGGACGGTATGCGCAGTATCTTGAAACAGCGTCGACAGGTCGTTGAAATCGACCACCATGCCGTGCTCGCCGCTGGCGAATAGCGCGTCGTACCATTTGCCCGCAGCAGAAACGACAATACTCTGCGCACTCGTCGCGGTCTGCCCGTCGGTGGAACCAATTGAAGCCGTGAAACTTGACGTCCCTGCCGTTCCCGTCGGCGTTCCGCTGAGCACTAAATTGCTTCCCGAAATCGAGAGCGAGAGGCCCGCAGGTAAAGAGCCTGATGAAACGCCCGTGCCGGCGGTTAGCGAGTAAGGCGCCGAACCGCCCGTAATGGCCAAGCTCGATGAGTAGGGCGTGCCGATGAACGCCGAGGCGAAGGTGCCCGTAAGCGCAAGCGTGCCGGTCCCTGCGCTAAAAAATGCAGGCCCCATGGCGAACATCAGGCGTACCCCGCGCCGCCGCTGCAGCGCAGGACTGAGCCGTCGTAGTAGGCGCTCAGGAAGTTCTTGGCGGAAGCGGTCGTCACCCAAGTTGGCGCGACGCCACCGGGAAACTTGAACATCGTATCGAAAGTAAGCGCCCGACCGCCAGTAGCATCCTGGTCAACCGCGAAGTTCAGCACCATCCCTGCGGTGAGGTTCGTTGGATTTGACAGCTTGCAGGCTGCGCCCATCGTCAAGGTGAAATTATTCGACTTGCTGGCGTCGATGGCGACCGTCGCACCTGATGTCAGCGCGAATGGCGTGACCGACTGATTCTTCGACCACACGCCCAGCGTGGTGCGGAAGAATGTCTGGATCGCTGCGGGCGTGGTACGGACGCTCGTCAGCACGGTCGAGACGACTTGCGAGACGACAATAATCTCGGTGCCGTCGAGCGCGCCCGCTGCCGGCCTATCCGAGTATTTGGTGGGGGAAAGAGCCATGATCGTTACTCCGTGGAAAGCGCGAGCGTTCCGCTCTCAGTGGTGAATTGATACAAGCCATCTTCGGTGATGAACGGTGCGCTGTCCGCGCGAGCCAATGCGGCGTAGACCAACGAATAAATCGTCGCGTCCTCCGCCGCTTCGCCGAAACCGATGCCGCGAAAGTAAAGCGTGCGTCCAGCCAAGCTCGGGTCGATGGGAAGGAAGTAAGCGGCATCCATCAATGTAAACTGGTCGCCAACCGCCATGGCCGTCGCTATCGTCCCACCGAGCGAATGCGTTATTGAGGTCAGCTGAAATTGATTGGCCGTCACTTCGGCTGCGGCGCCAAACTGCGCGAGCTGGGCGAGCTGCGTGCTGGCGCTGACCACGGCGAAAGCATTGGCCGCCGCAGCGAGCTGCGGTGCGGTAGCGCTCTCCAAGCCGTATTTGACCGTGATGACTGTGATCGGCTCGCTGCTGGTTGTCGCCGCGATCGCGATGCTTCCGATGGTCGATTCCATCCGGATCGTCAGAGCATTCTGCCAGCTCGCCATGCCATCGTAGGATGCCTGTACCGTGCAACCCTGCCAGCTATCCCGCCCGTCAGCGCTGGCCGCCGCAATGTAGACGCCGACGCTATCCTGCGGACGTTGTGCAGGGAGATTCATTGGGATCAGCGTCGTCGGTCCCGAGTACGGTGACGACGGCGGAATCGGTGCGTTGCCGGTAATCGCCTGCACACTCGACGTATATGCACTTTGACGGTCATACCGCGTCGTGAACTTCACGCCACCAACACCGAGGACCATTTCGTCCGCAACGTATCGTTTGCCTTGGAATAGCAAAGGCTCGCCGGCAACCAACCTCAGATAGACGTCGGAGCCCGCAAATGGCGTCGAGTATTCCAGCGTGCCCTCCAACGTGGCGTAGGCAACCTTAAGCGCCCGATCGGCGGCTTTGGCGGCGTCATCGGCCGACATCACGACTGGGACTTGGAAGGATTGATCTCCAATCGCTATCACGTCGACGGCGCGGCGCTCGGCAGCCACGTCCACTACGGAATAGTTTTGCGCGGGGTCCATGTAGCTTGCGACGACACGGCGCGGAAACTCGGTGGCTTGATTGCGCAAGTTGCTGACGATGGAACTCTTGTTCGAGTCATTGCCCTCGATCAAATCAGCTCGGTCAACCGTCACTGCCGCATCGGCGCCATAGAACTCGAAGTTCAATTTTGCCTCGTACTCAGAGCCAAACGCGAAGTACGCCTGCAGCACCGGCAACAAGCAATCGGCTGCGTTCGCCTGACGCGCAATGGGGTACCCAATAACAGTCGTCGACGAAAGAGCGGTGGCGTCGAAGTCTAGCGCGCTGAGACCGCCGCGCGCGCAAATGCGCTCGCATATCTGCTCAAGCGATGGGGCCGCGGCTCCACTCCCCGCTTGCACGAATTTCAGCGAAGCAATCGTGTTCACCGTGAACACATTTACTACTCGCAGCGCCACGGTGTTTACCGCCTTTACATCTGATGCAGAGATAGCGACCGGAGAGAGCAAGGGGCTATAAGAACTATCCGACGCAATCAAAACGCCATTCCAATAGAGCGCATTGTTGTCGTCTTTTCTCCAATATACGGTAGCGGCTACTCCCGGTGTTGCGGCAAGCGTGCGACGAATCCAGATGCCGTGTTGCGCGCCAGTATCATCAGGCAGCAAAGTTCCTGTGAATGGAACGATGCCACTATTTGCCGCCTCGGTAGGATTGGCGAGCGGAAGTGGCGCACTGGGCCATGCAGAATCGTCGAAACTCGGCGCCGAACAGTCACCAGGGTCCGCCGTCTTGAGATAGCGCAAATACTTCCAGCCATAGACAGGCTCGTCGATCGTCAGGCCCGTATCCGCCGATGAAACGACAAACTGAAACGAAGGAATGCGATCGCCTGCCGAACTCACATCAAAATTCTTGAACACCGCGATGCAGCTCCCGCGGTATGCAGGGGTATTACCAATCCCGGTAATCGCTTCGAGCGTCGGATGCGGCAACTGATCTTCCGCGCCGAACAGGAAGTCGACGTTGGCCTTCCATTTATACGAATCGGCCAGCATCGTCGAACCCGGGCGCACGTCGTAAACGATTTTCCCGTCCTGCATTACCATGAGCACCGAGTTCATGGTGCTGTCGCGAAGCTCGCTCGATTCGCAGATGAGGATGGCGAAGTCCTGCACGGCAGTATAAGTAACCTGCACCGGACCGCCCTTGCCGCCATCCTTGTGACGGATCTGCCGGCGTGAGCTGACCTGGACAATGGTGCCGGCCACCATCGCGGTGCCTTGAATCCATGCGATCGAGTTACCGTCCGTCGCGCTCTGCTGCTGGCCGTCGCCGATCTTCGGGCCGTTGATGTGCGTCGGGTCGACCGCGCCACCAATTATGCCGCCGATGGCCATGCCGAGTTGGATAGCCGCCGGGTTGCCCGCGCCGAAATAGGCGCCGATCGCGCCACCGATGACGGTGCCGATTTGATTCCCGCTCAAAGCAGCATCCCCCGCTTCTGCTGCATGAATTCAATCGGGTCTTTATTGGCAGCTCTCCACGCCCTCATGTTGGCGGCCTCGCGCGCCTTTTTTTCCAGCGTTTTAGAGGTCATGGCCGAAATACCTCAATCACGTAGCCGGCCCATTCTTCGTCGAGCCGATGCTCGACAACCCTCTTCACCTGGGCGAAGGTATGCAGAAGCGCGAGGCCGCCATAGGGGTATGCCGTCAGCAGTCCGACATGCGACGGCTCACCGCGGAATCGCATGAGCGCCACGTCTCCAGGCTGCATCATCTCCTTGGCAATCGGCTCACCAAGATTCGCTACCAGCATCCCTCGCAATCCATCGCCCAAGGGCTCGCGCCCGTAGGCTTCGAGATCGACAATGGGGCGGCCGATGGCAGCCATGCTCGCGAGCAGCAGCCCGGCGCAATCCACCCCGTGCCGGGAGCGCCCTTGGTGCCGGAAGCGCACGCCGAGATAGCTGCGCGCCTCGACAATGAACGCCTCGCGCTCCGCGTCGCTCAGCAGTGGCCCGATGGCACGCATCAGTGGGCGCTCGGCGATTGCAGGTCGGTGCCGTTGGCACGAGGCAACTCCGGCTCGGCACGCATATTGAGCAGGTTGCCATAGATGTCGCGGCACATCGCTTTGGACTTGTCGCAGTCGCGGCGAATCTTGAGCGTATCGCCGGGCGCGATCGTCTGATATGTCGGGATGACCAGTATCACAGTGCCGGTGGCCGCGACATAGCTCTCGACCTCATTCTCGCGGCCAGCGTTGGCGCCGGTCAGCCATTCGACAACGCCTGGAACGAAGAAGCCATCCGGCTGCAGGGTCAGCGTGCCGTCCCACGTATATACAACACCCGATGCCGGCGCCGTCGTGACGCCTGAGCCGTCGTTGAATGTGACGAGGCCCGACGAATCGACTGCGTAATGCGTCGTGGCGATGCCATCCGCATAGACCGTGGCGACAGTGAAGCCCGAACGCACTGCATCTCCTGCCGTGTCGAGCAGCTGCGTGGTGGCTTGAGTGCCGTTACCTGTGAAGAACGGCACGCCGCTCACCGGGCCAGTGGCGCTACCGGGTGGCGCACCGATGCCGGGCGCATCGACCAGCGTAAAGGTGCGATCCGATTCCAGCCCTACCGTTGCTACCGTCGCGTTGTACCAGCGCAGCGGCATCTTGCAACGCGAATCGCCATAGGCGGCGCGACAGGTAATCGAGGTCGCCTCGATGATCGAGAGCTGTTTCAGGATCTGCGTCAGCGAGCGTAGTTCCATCTTGCAGGTGATCTCGTCGATCATCGTGACCTGGCCGATCTGGCCAGCATTCAGGATGCCGTGACCCATCGTCAGGTCGGCGTAGTTCACCAGATATTGCACAAACCGCGCACCATCGTAGTCGCCGCGCGCCACGCCGACCGCCGTGACACCATCGGCCGGGTAATCGGCGATCAGCCCTTCCGCTTCGCTGGTACCCACGCTGAGATCAGCGCGCGTGTCCAGGTCGAACGTCGTGTAACCGCGTGGCGCGCGATAGGTCAGCGGGCCCGTGCCATCGTCATAGATCACGTCCGAATCGAGCGTGCATATGCCGAAGGTGGCCACGCCCGAACGCTTTGGCATGACCTTCAATAGATAACAGACGGTGGTCGATGAACCCTTGAGGTGAGCGGCTAGTGCCGTCGATATGATGCGAGGCATCAGACGCTCACCTCAAGCAATTCGATATCGGCGGTAAGCAGCTCGGGCCGGATGGCGGTGAATGAGCCGTAGTCGGACATGAAACGCACCCACACATCGAACTTGCCGGACCATGAGGCCGTCGCATGCGGCCAATTGGCGGTCGGCGTGAATAGGCCTGTCGTGAAATCGCAGGTGCCAGCGATCGGCGTGATGCCGTCAGAATCCAGCACCACTACGCTGCCCGACACGGGCGCCTGAATCTGCCTGACCGCCTGCTGCGTCCCGAACGTATAGGTCTTGATCAGTTGGGCTGGCGTGGTCGTGCCAACGACTACCGGGAACGGTTCATTGACAGCGTTGAAATCGACCAGGTCCTGAAAGCGGAATGCTCCCCACTGGCCGGCGCACACATAGAAGATCGAGCGAAGTTCCTGGATATCAGCCGCAGTGAAAGCGCCTACATTGGCCGTGTAATGGTGCTTGGGATATGACCAGAGCTTGTTGCGCGACTCGCGACCGCTGGAGAGCGTCTGGACGTTGGTGCTCCATTCGGGTCCGCCGATGAAGCCGGACGCCACGCCCACCGACATGCGCTGGTCGATAAATCCCGTGGTCATGTTTCATTCGCCCATAAAAATGCCCCGCAGATGCGAGGCTTTGAATCAGTTGTTGCCGATATCGGATGGAGCGCGATATTCTCAGACCATCACAAAGGGGGACTTGACATGTGGAAGCTGGTGATCATCGCGGCCATTGGCCTGTTGGTTGGTTGTGCCACATCCTATGGCCCCAAAGGATTTTGGCGAGGCGGAGGCTTCAGTGAAACCATGCTGGCGCCAGACGTTGCCCAAATCATCTTCAAGGGGAATGGGTATACCAGTGACGAAAGGGCCTCCGACTACGCCGTTCTTCACGCAGCTGAGCTAGCGCTTACCAATGGTTACCGCTTCATCCACATTGACGGCATGACTACGAGCAATGTCAGCTCGACCGCGTACGTTGCTGGATATGCGCACACCACCTTTACGGGTAATGGCATGTACACGACAGGTGTGCCAGCCATCCCCCTTACCTTCAACTTCCCTACCGGGAAAGTAACCGCCAGATTCCACCATGAACTGCAGCCCGGCGATCTCGACGCGGACTTCATATCGAAATCCATAAGAGGTAAATACAAGCTTCCGCAGCTAGCCTCAGTGTCCGGCGGCGAAGCTCGCGCCACCGCTGAAATCCAGCCCGCCACTCCGGCTGAAAGTCATGCAATCGCGCCAGATTTGGCGGCGGTTGTGCTTTCCGCCCAACGCGCATCAACCTCACAAGGCTGCGGTGATGTTTCTTCGCGTGGCGGTGGTGAATTCGTCGCGAACTGCGGCAGTCACCGCCTAGTCATTGCATGCGAGGGCGTCCAGTGCCGGCCTGTGCACACGGAAAGGTAGCCTCCTGCGGCTTCACCCGTTCCTTGACTGCGCGATGCGCTGCTCGCGCGCGCTTTGCTGGGCAATCTGCGATGCGGTGCGGCGATTGATCGTGCCCTGCACCACGATGGTTTGATTGATGGAGACGGCTCGGCCTGCAGATCCGCCGGATACCTCGACGCCGAGCTTGCCGGCAGCGGTGCGGCGCAGCGGCATGATTGCCTCTGGACCAGCCTCGCCCATCAGTCCCGCGCCACGCGCAAAAGCGAACATGGTCGGTTTGTCGACGATTTGGCCGCTGAAGGCGGAAAGACCTGCCGAGTTGAAGACATTCCCATTGGCGCTGCCGATTACGCCAGGACCGGTCGAGAAGCCGAAGGCGTTGGCAATGTTGCTCAGCAAGCTGCCCCATCCGCCGGCAGAGCTTCCCGCTGTTGAGCTGGCAGAGCCGGCGCCCGTCTGTGAGAACGAATCGAACAGCCCCTGAATCGCCTTGTTCGCGATGAACTTAAGCGCCTGCTGATACATGGTATCGATCAGCGAGCCAAACGCCGACTTTGCCGTTTCGGTGCCCGAGACAAATTTGGCGAACGCATCGCTAAATCCGCCGAGAAACATTGTGGTCAGCTGATCGAACTGGCCGGCCATGTTCTTTTGCTGGTCCATGAAGTTGGCCAGTGCAGACTTGACACCGTTCATGCCGATGGCATCCGCCGCTTCAATGGCCTTCCATTTGTCCTCTTCCTGCTTGACAAGGATCGGGATGCTGTCTTTCTGCGCGGCGATCTCGGCGTCAATGAACTCGGTATCCGCACCCTTCTGCGCGCGCTGCCGGTTGAGCTGTTCGATCTTCGATGCCACCTCAGTGCGAATGCGCGCCGTCTCCATCAGCTGCTGGGCTTCTTTCGCGCCCATGCCGATGGCTTGCACTTGCAGGTCGTTCTCTTGCTGGCGTGCCGCGATCTCCTGAGTAATCGAATCCTTGTAAGCCTTGAGCTTCGCCGCGTTTTGCGTTTCGAGAAGGGCTGCCTGCTTGGCAAACCCTTCATTTAGCTTGGTGACGCCTAGAGCGACCTCAGCCTGAACTTTAGCCACATCATGACCACTGGCGATCAGCTTTGCGCCCGCATCGACGATCGCGAGGATGTCTTTGACTTGCTTGTTTTCCTCCTTGTCCTGGCCGATGCCATTGTCGAATACCTGCGCATTCTGCACCAGCTTGTCCAGACCGGAAAACGGATCAACGGCTGCCGTTTTCGGCTTCTTGTCGCGCGACTCGATGCCAGCGACCACCTTGGCCTCGTTGGCGCGAATCTGCGCGATGAGCTTGGCGTCGCTGACCGCGTTGAGCTTGGAGATGGCCTCGTTGGCCTGCCCGTGCGCCTTGGCGATTTCCTTAGCGCGCTTGCTCTCGGCGCTGGCGTATTTGTCGGCCTCTTGGCTTAGTGTGATGGCCAATTCGTTCGCACGCTGAAAGCTGGCAGCCTTGTCGGCAGCAGCACCATCGTCCGATTGTTTGTGTTCTTCGGTGTGATAGGCCTTCACGGCCGCATCGAACTTGGCCTGCAGCTGCGCTATTTCCGTCGCGCGGGCGGTGTTGCCGAGGTTGCCGTAGCCACTGCCACCGAGTGCAGGGGCATCCTTGAGAGCCTGCAACTGCTTGCCGAGCGCATTCGCCGCAGACTGCAGTTTGAGAAGTCGCGTGTCTGCATCATCGGCGCGGCCGATGTTGAGCATGGCGCTCCATGCCTCGCTCGCGGCGTTCTTGACGCTTCCCCAAGCCTTTTCTAGGGTGCCAAGGTTTTCTTTGACCTTGGCCGTGCGATTGGCGATCGAAGCGGCATAGGTATTCTCGGCCAGGTCAGCCGCTTCCTGAGCGTGACCCTGATCCTGCAGCGCCTTGATCTGCTCGTAGACGGCATCCGTGAGAAAATGCTGAGTATCGTTGAGCTTGACGATGGCATTGACCGGATCGCCGGCCAGTGACTCAAATTGTTTGACCGTCTCGGCGATGCTCTGCCCGGTCGATTTCTGCATTTCAAGTGCAGCGTCAGTCACTACCTGCAGCTGCGTGCCGGCGAACTTGCCCGACGATACAACCGTGGCGAGAGCTGCTGCGGCAGCATGCTGGGTGCCGATCGTGCCATTCGTGGCTTTCGCCATGCTGGCCAGCTGATCCGCGGCGACGCCGGCATAATCGCCGGTCAAGATTAGCGATTTGTTGAATGCGGCAGTTTCAGCCTCCCCTTTGGCGAATGCGACAACACCAAGACCAAGCGCGCCGATTATGCCGGTGATCACAAGCCCAACAAGGCTCATCAGCTTGGCAAGCAATCCGGTCTGATTGGCCAGCGCTGACATGCTGTATTTCAGGCGTCCGGTATTTCCGGATGCCAGCTCGCCGAAAACCACGCCAAGCTCGGTCGTGGCACGGGAGCTAAGCTTGAACGCGGCGGCATTTTCGATCACCGCGGCGGTATTGGCTTCGGTGGCGACGGTGGCTATACCCTCGGCTTCGGCCAATTTCAGAAAATAGGCAGCCTGTTCCCGCGTGGTAATGGCACCGGTGGCCATCGCCTCATCAAGCGCCAGCTCGGCCTCGATTACGCCTTGGGTTGATTTCAGGTCGCCAGCCATAGCCAACTGCAGGCGCGCATAAGCATCCCGCCTGGCCAGCGTGGCGGCATTGAGCACAAGGGCGCTTTCTGCAGAGGCAGCTATTTCTGCTTCAGCGCGCGCGGTTGCACTGGCCGCTACCTCGACGTTCGATTCTGCCACAGCAGTATTCGCGCCGATCTGCTCGGCGGCGCTGGCCTTGACCATGGCCGATAGGCGGGCAGCCTGCTCCGCATCGCTTTCGCCGACGGCAGCCAAGCCGGCAGCTGCTGCTTCTGCTGCCTGCTTCTTGAACGTGCCCAGCGAATTATTGATCTTGAATAGCTGGGCGTCGCTGAAGGAGTTTAGCTCGTTCGCGAGCGTCTTTGCTGCGCCGGCAGCACCCGTCAATGCCGTCTGTTGTGCGAGTGCCTTGGCCGCAATCTGCGCGCCGAGTTCCCCACCGATACGCGTCTGCGCGTTGTAGGCGATCTGCTCGGCGCGGGATTTTCCGATCAGATCGGCCTGACGCAATAGGCTGTCGGCGTATTTTTTCGACGCTGCGCTGGCCTTGTTATATTGCGCCTCCGCTTCCGTGCCCATGCCGGCAACAGCCGTGCGCGCCTTGGCAATGCCAGGCGCCATGGTGTCAGCATTGACGGTGACATCAATGCGTGCCGTGCCCAGAGAGCCGCTGGTGGATTCGCCGGTCATGGGTTCGCCTTGTGGATGGCTTCGAGGGCCGTGCTTTCAATGACGCGGATGCAGGCCAGCATGTCGTCGTAGTCGTCGACGGCAAGACCCTTGCGGTCCAGTTCGTGAAAAATGACGTTGTAGTCCAAGCCGACGGGGCCGCTGCCGCCGACACGCCACTGCGTGGACATGTGGGTGAATAGCTGGATCGAGGGCCAGTTTTCCGGCCACAGCTCAATGCTCGGAGGCGGGAAGTCCTCTTTGGAAAGACCGAACGGCACGTATTCCGCAGGATCCGGTGGCTTCCAGTAGAGAGCTTCCGCCCCCGCGATCAGTTTCCCTTGCGCGCCACCGTGAGCGCTTCGCTGTAGGCGGTGATGATGGCCCAGTCGCAACCCGGCTGTTCGTCCTGCAGCACCTTGATGCTGGCTTTATTGAGCTCGGCATCGGCGTCCCACTTGGCGACCAGCTGCAGCAGCGCATCGGCAGCTTCGAGCTTGCCGTCAACGATCTTCTGAAGCATGGCGGCATAATCTGCTCGGGGCTTGTGCTTGAACGTGACATTGAGCTGCTGCTCGCGGCCCTGACCGACGATGGTAAGGGCGGCGTCGAACGTCGGATCCGCTTTGATTTTGAACACGAGGCACTTCTCCCAAAAAAAAGAAAAGCCCGCACATGCGGGCTACGATGATCAGCTGGTGTAGCGGATCGGCTCGGCCAGCAGCGACAACGTGACCTGTGACGCCATGACGGCATTGATGGTCAACGTCGGGGTGCGGTTGAGGCTGATGTACGCGTTGTAGAGGATCTTGGAGCCGCTCGGCAGCGTCACCACGACGGCGCGCGGCAGGCGGTCGTCATTAGCTTCGCCGGCCAGGATGTAACCCGGTTGCGTGGCATCGTCCGCCACCTCGAAGGTCAGGCCGGCCGCGGACTTGATGGTTGGGATGCGGCTTTCCATTTCCGATTCGAGGAACTGATAGTTCACGAACTGCTGCACACCACCGTCGGTGGCCGAGGTCAGGATCTGCGAGAGCTGGGTCTCGCCGGTGATCTTGCGCACCGAGCCGACGCCGCCGCCAGCCGGGTAGATCGCGGTGTTGGAGGTGTCGTAACCCTCCAGCACGAAATCAGTCGAAGTGGGTGATGCGACGCGAAGGATTTTGTTGGTCAGGCGCGACCAACCGCTGGTGACCTCGACGAGATCGCCGGCCACGAAGGTATTGGCGGCCGTGACGACGGCGCCGACCGCATTGCTGACGGCAGTGACGGAGACGGCGGTGCCGTAACCGGAAGCGATGGCGACCAGTGCGCCGTTGGGAACGGAAACTGACATGGTGATGTCCTCTTGGGTTGCGCCCGGCGAACAGGCATAAAAAAACCGCCTCGCGGCGGCTGGGTAAACGTGGATAACGGGTTGATCAGGGCGTGTACCAGAGCCCGTAATCGGTGCGATTGCCGTACAACTTCATCTCAGCCTCATGCACCGAGGTCGGTGCTGCGAAGGTTTGCGCCGACAGGCCGGCACCGAGGATCGCGATGCGTGCAGAGCGCGCGATCTGCGAGGCTTCGAGGCGCGTTTTTGACCATATGAACACCTGCATACGGGCGTGATCCTTATCCGGCAGCGTCTCGTCCAGATATTCGACCGCGGCGCCCCCGACCTGCTGATAGACGATCAGCGGGAAAACAGGGCTGTCAGGGGTGACGTCGGGATAGACACGACCACTGACCAATGGCCCAAGGAGCGTTTTCATGGTGGCTTCAAGGCTCATCACTGGTTCCCGCGCCGGCCAACAATTGCGGCAGGCGCTGCTTGCCGCGATCGAGCATGGCCGACAGCGCGCGACCACCGGCTATATCTAGCGCCGGACGCAAGAATGGATGCGCGGCCACCCACACCGGATGTGCCAGCTTGGTCTTTGTTGGGACACCGCTGACGATGACGTTGTAGCGCCAGTGGCCGAATTCGAGCAGATGCCCATGCGGCGCCTTGCGGGCGTTCCACGTCACGGAATAGACCTGCTCGGCACCTTTTGAACGGGTATCGCTGTGTGCCAAATAGATGGCATCGCGCAGGCTGCCTGGAACCGGTGGCCGTTCGACGTTCGCACCCCCCAGCAGCGCGGTGGATCCGTCGAATTCTGGCGCTAGCAACTTCGCCTCGTCGCGCAGCACCTGGCCACCGGCCACGCCCATGGAACGTGCGAGGCTGATGGCGACCGGTCCAGCCAGACGCGACAAGGCCGCTTGCACGGCGGTGTCATCGAACTTCGCGGCGATATCAGCCGTCATTGAGGCCTTCCTCTGCCTGCAGGATGACTGTGCGGTTGCGCTCGTCCTGGTTCAGGCAGGCGTGGATGTTGAATACCCGCGTGCCGAACAGGACGCGCATGTTGGCGACGTTGATCGGTGCGGCCAGTTCCGACCGGTAGCGCAGCGTGATCTCGTGCGTGACCGCCGAGGCCATGACCTCCGCCGATAGCAGCGCGCGGCCGGTCAGCGGCGATACATCGGCCCAGCTGGCGAACAGAGACGTCCAAATATTGACTGGTTGCCCCGCGGCATCCTGCCCAGTGTCTCGCTGCTGGAGCGTGATGCGATGGCGCAGGTCACCGCTGCGGATGACGTAGCTGTTGACGCCCATCTCAGAATTCCGTCACGCGGAAGCCGTCCAGCAGACGGTCGACGTAGGGCAGTACGTCGATCTTGCCACGGGTCATGATGGCCACTTCTTCGCGGTTCTCGTAGATGGTGGACAGCCGAATCTTCATCCAGGCCTTGATGCCGTCCGGAATCACGCCGAGATAACTGGTGCCGGTGCCAGTGGTGGTCAGTGAAATGACCGCGCCGCCAGCGGTGGCTGCCAGCGTATAGACGCCGGGCGATACCACTGACTGCACGAAATAATCGGTATTCGGCTGCAAGGGCGCCGGGAGTGTGCCGCCGCTGTTGGACAGACGGACCGCGTCGCCGACCGTCAGTGGTTTCCATCCGCTGACCGCGACGTTGTTGCCGGTGGCGTTGATCGGTGCGGCATAACCGGCATCGAACGTCACCCAGACCGAGCCGATCTGCGGCATAGGAATGGGCCAGATCTGACCGAAAACGGGTGTGATCCGTACCGGCTCAGTGGAGTAATCGACGATATAGGTTGTGGGATCGACCGTCTGCACAATGCCTTGCATGTCCAGGTATTGGATCGACACCACCTGAATCACTGGATGCGTGCGCAGCAGAATCGCATTGCCTGGCAGTGAAAACGCGCGGCCGTATGGCGCGAAACCGGCATGAGCTCCAGGGAAGCTGTCCATGACCTGTTTCCAGCGTGCCGCCACCAATTGCTTGGTTGTCAGGTTTTCGGCGAAGTTGCGGGCGGCGGCGATCATGGCACCCATCAGGGCGTCATCATCCGGAATGTCCACGCGCGAATGCAGCTTGGCATCGGCGAGGTCGATCGGCTCGGCCGTCGGCGGCGTGATGAGTTGCAGTGCCATAGATCAGGCCTGAAAAGGGCCGGCCGAAGCCGGCCCCTTCAATCAGCCCACCACCTGCACGACGGAGGCGGCGTTGAAGTCCGACGCCGGCCCGAAACGCGGGTTGACGCCCAGCAGCGTGGCCGCCGTCTGACTCGCGGCGACAGCTACCGTCACGGACAGCTGGATGAAACCGAAACCGCCCTCGACGTCCAGATCCTGTGCATCGAGATTGATGGCCGCCTCCACATTGTCACCGGTGGCCTTGACGATCTGCGTCAAAGCTTTGCCTGTGATGTTCTTGGCGCTGGTACCGGAGCTGTCCAGTGCCTGCTGGAACTTGGCATCGACCGTGGCCGATGCACCCAGCACGCCGGTCTGGATCAGCGCGACGAACTTCTGGAAGTTCGCGGCACTCACCCAGGCGGTGGTCAGTGCACCAGCGGCCTGGCTGGAGGGTGCGATGACGCCAAGCACGGCGGCCTGCTCGGTCGCCTTGATGTTGTTGCTCATGATGATGTCCTCGAAAAAGAGAAGCGAAGGTTGAACGCATTGGCGTCAGTCGTCGGCGGCAATGAGGCCGCCGACGGTGAGGCTTAACGCGCGCCGAGCTGGATGAATGGCGAGAGCGTGTTGCTGCCCTTGGCCTGCGCGATCGGGTTGACGATCTTGGGCTGACCATCCACGCGGAAGATCGCGCGAAAGGCGGTCGCATCGACATCGAAATACAGATGCATGGACGTGTCCGTCTTGATGCCGCCGGCCTTGGTGATGGTGCGATAATAGCTCATATCGACCAGCTCAATATCGCCCTGCGCACTGAACGCGGAGGCGTGCTGGCTGACCATGATCGGGCGGCCCATCAGCGTGCCGTAGGGCGAGCCCTGTGCGCCCTGCGAGATCGGCAGATAGATCGGGTAGTTGCCCAGGGTCAGGCCGAACAGCGCCGGCAACGCGTCCGGCGTAATCAGCCAGTTCGCCTTCGGGAAGCTGCCCGGGGGAAGCCGCGCGATCATCTTGGTGATGTTCGCCAGCGCGACGGTCTGGGTCGCCTGACCGGATTCCTTGGCCACCACCACGGCGGCAGAGCCATTGAATGCGCCCAGCGGCTTGCCGGCACCGTCGCCCAGCAGGATCGCCTCATTGGTCTTCCAGCGGATCGAGCGCGCCACCAGGTTGGGCAGATACGAATCCAGCGCGCTGGAATCGGCCATCAGTTCGTCGGTAACCGGCACCAGCGCCATCAGCTTGTGCAGCCGAAGCGAGGACACGCCGAACTTCGGCTTGGTGGCGTTGGCCACCGAGGCCTCGGCCTGCCAGAAGGCGCGTACGCCGTCGGTGCCCCACGGGGTGGTCTCGTCTTTCGGGAACGTCATGCCATTGCCTTTGACATCGACGTTATCGGTCATCGGAAGCAGCGCGTCGTCGGTCAGCGACAGATTGAAGATCTCGGTGGAGAACTCCGGCGGAATCAGATAGCCGCCATCCACGCCTGACGCCTCGTTGGCATAGGTGCCCGGCGCGGCAGCGCCGATGGTCAGGCGCTGGTCGATGGCGCCATTGCGCTGGCCGCCGGTACGCACAGCAGCGGCGAACTCGCCAAAGTTGGCGAAGCCGTGACGTGGGTCGGCCGCAGCGCGATCGGTGAGGTTGCCGACTTGCGCATCGTCCGGAAGAACCACGCCGGCGCTGCGCTCGTGCTCGATCAGATCCTGCTCGCGGCCGATGGCGGCGGTGACGCGCTCGGCCGAGGCCTTTTCGGCGTCGAAACTGGCGACCTCGTCGTCGGTCAGGTCGCGCGACTCGGTGGCGGCCCTGTCGGAAATCGCACGCATGGCGGCGACATGCTTTGCCTTGCGAGCCTGCAGCTCGCGGAGATTCTTGCTCATGGTGTTGACTCCAAAGGTCAGAAACGAAAAAACCGCCTCAAGGACGGTTGGTTGGGTGTGCTGGTGCAGCCATCGGGCTGCTGCCATCGCGTCATCGGACGCGGCGGGTTGGCTGGCACTCAGCCGATGATGGCGATATCCCGCTGCGCGGCGGCCAGACGGCTGGCGCGCGGCGTGGAGGCTTTGATGTTGCTGTGCATGCGGGCGATCACCTCGTCAAACGTGGCAATACCGTCCACCATGCTGGCCGACTGCGCCTGATCGGCACCGAAGACACGGCCCTTACCCATGTCGCTGCGCACCTGGTCAACACTGACTTTGCGACCCTTGGCGACGCCACGGGTGAAAGCCGCGTAGTAGTCGTCGATGCGCGACTGCATGAACTTTTGCGCGTCCGCGCCCAGTGGCTCGTAGGGGTTGCCCTCGACCTTGAATTCACCGGCCGAGATCAGAGTGATGTTGACGCCGGCCTCAGCCAGCGCCCTGCTCACGTCCTGGTGTGCCGTCCAGACACCGATCGAGCCCACTTCGCCGCCGGGGGTGACGTAGAATTCGCTAGCCGCCGAACCGATCCAGTACGCGGCGCTGGCGGCGAGGCTGTTGGCAATGGCGATGACCGGCTTCTTGGCCCGTGCGATCTCCGTCGCTAGCTCCTGAACGCCATAGACCGAGCCGCCCGGGCTGTCGATGTCGAGCAGGATCTGCGACACGCTGTCATCGACCATGGCATCGGCCAGCGCATTGCTGATGGATTGCGTGCTGGTGCCGCCTTCGCACATGTCGATCTGGCTGGCACGTTGCACGATGGCGCCGTAGACCGGAATGACGGCGATGGCACCGGGACGACTGGCGGTGCTGCCGCGGCGCGTGGCCGCTTGCGGCTTCAGGGGTGCGCCGTGGTCGTCTTCGTCCATGCCGCCGGCCGATTTGCGGGCCAGCACCAGCGAATAGGCCGCCATGCGCTCAGGCATCAGCGCCCACGGGGTGGACAGGCACCAGGACAGGAAACGTTCGTGCTTCATTGGGCCAGCTCCATCAGAGATGCGGTGATTCCAGCCTCATCAAGGCCGGGATGCCGTGAATACATATCGAGCCAGCTTTCCGAACGATCGGCGCTGACAGCCAGCGCTTCGGCCAGCATACTGGCATCGGGGCGGCTGCCAGCGGCGATCCTGCGTGCCATGCGCGCGACATTGCCGCGCAGCAGGGTTGTCATGCGGGCATTGGATGCGTCGCCGTTCTCCGGCTTCGGCGTGGCATCGCTCGGCGGCGCATTGCTCGGCAACTCATCTTGCTCACCAGGTGCATCCGATTCCTCAACCATGTTCAGCGGTCGCAGCGGTTCATCCAGACCATCCAGCGGTTCGCGACCTTCGGATCCGCGCGCTTCGTTGCGCGTCATCCAACCGTCCATGATGCCGTTGTGATAGAACATTGACCGCGCCGCCTGATCGCCGCGAAGCAGCGCCGTGAAATCGAACTCGACGTCGATGTCCTGATCGCTTTCCAACAGCAGGTTCGATTCGATCGACGACTCCCACCGCTCCGACCATGGCGTCATGGTGTGGATCACGAAATCCAGTGACTGCTGCTCGATGTTGGAGAACGTCGCCTTGCTCAGATCACCAACCAAATGGGGCGGAATGCGGAACATGCGGGCGATGTCGCCGACCTGAAACTGGCGGGCCTCAAGGAACTGACTGTCCTTGTTGGTCAGGCCCAGCTCATGGAACTTCATACCGTATTCGAGCACTGCGACCTTGCCGCGGTTGAGACCGGTCTGGGCATCCTGGAACGATTCGCGGAAGGTGTCGCGCGCCGGCTTGTCCTTGAAGTTTCCGGGAAACTCGATCCAACCGCCGCCGGGCTTGGCATCATTCTGGAAGAACCTTGCGCCGTATTCCTGCGCGGCCAGGCCCATGCCGACCGACTCGCGCATCAGCGCGATCGGGCTCATGCCCTGGATGCCGTCACTGGACAGCCCACGGATGTGCCAGACCTCGCCGCGCGTCAGCACGCGCACATTGCCCATGCGGTCGGTATATCGGTAGCGGTACTGGAAATCATCCGCGCCGCTCAAGTATTCGATGCGGATGCGATCCGGGTGCAGCGGCATCAGTTCGGTGATATTTCCGCGCCGGTCGGCAATGATCTCATTGTAGGCGTTGCCTCGGAGCGCAAGATGGCCCTGCATCATTTCCCGCCACTCGAACGGGGTCTGGTATGAGTTGGGCCGACGACTGATCAGGTCATACAGCCAATGCTTGGTGATCAGAGCGCGACTGTTGCTGCCCTTCCGGTACAGCTTGAGCGGAAGTACGCTGAACGATTCCGCCAACACGCGCACGCAGGCCAGCACCACCGGCAGTTGCAGCGCTCTGTCCGTCGACACAGCCACGCCGGATGCGGTCCGGGTGTTGACTGGCGTGAACCAGAAATCACCCCAGGCCGACCGATCGTCTGAGCTGGCCTTGATCTTGGACAGGAACATCAGTCAGCACCGCCCTTGGGCATGTAGATACCGCCGATGTGCGCCATGCGCAACGTGAGCGCCAGCAGCAGCAGCCCGCTGGCCAGTACGCCCCATGCGAGACTCATTAGGCAGGCGCCGGCGAGGAACATCAGCCAGCCGACCGCAATGCAGCCATTGAAGAGATAGGCGTTCATACGGTCATCATTTGATAGTCGGATCCGATGGTCACCGGCCTTTCAGCATCGGTGCCGCTTCCCGCGCCCATGGCCATAGCCAGCGCGACCATGCCGTCGATTCGACCGGTGGCCTTCGATTTATCCAGCTTGCGATTGCCGGCCGGATCCCGCGTCGCTACCGCGTTGGAAGCGCACATAGTCAACACCGGGTGCGCGCCATGCCGCAGGTTGCCGTTGATTAGCTCCGATTCCAGCGTATCCAGTGCTGGCGTCATGTCCTTAAAGCCCTGGCCGAACGGTTCTAATGGTAGATCGGCGTCGATACGCGATAGCTCGGCTTTCAGCACATCGATGCGCCAACGGTCGAAATTGATCCGCAGCACATTGCGCGAGGCACAGTATTCAGCCAGCCACTTCGCCACGGTTTCATAATCCACCGACGCGCCCGGCGTGAGGATCAAATAGCCGTCGCGCGCCCAGATGTCATAGGGAACGCGGTCGCGATGCGAGCGTTCCGACAGACCAATGCTGGGCGCGAAGAAATAGGGTTCCGTTTGCCATTCGCCGTCGGCGTCTTTCGCTACCGCGACGATGGCGGTCAGGTCGTTTCGTGACGACAGATCGAGGCCCATATAGACCTCGCCGAACGCCAGCGCGTCATGATCCACTTCGCCGGCGCAGCCATCCCAAACACCCCGCGAGACGAAGGGGTTGGACATGTTCACGCGCTGATTCAGGATCAGATTGCGATAGCTGTTCTCGCTGCTCGGCATTCGGCGGGCCGATTCGGCTTGCCGGCGCACCTCTTCCTTGTTCATGAACACGTTGTAGTGCGGGTTCGCCTGCTTGATCGCCTTCTCGGAGAATGGATCAAGCTTTTCGTCGGCGGTGTAGAGCCGCAGCTTCACGCGTATGTCTTCGTGGCGCTTGGCGTCCTCGATCAGCACGGACAACAGGTCCGCATCGGTGGGTGCCTGCGTCGAAATGACGATGGACAGCGGCTCCTGTTGCGCACCGGCGGCCGTTTCCAGCGCCTCATACAACTCCGATCGCGGACCTTTGACTTGGCCCAATTCGTCGTGCACCACGAAAGCTGGCGACAAACCGTAGGCCGTAGATGCATCGGCGCTCAGCGCCCGATATAGCGTGCCCAGTTCGCCGCAGGCAAGCTGTTTGGCGGTGTCGCGCACCACCACATATTGCGACAGATCCGGCGACATCCGCACCATCTTTGCCGCCAGCGCGAACAGGATGGAGGCCTGTTCCCGAGACTGGGCGGCGCTGAATAGCTGACTATTCGGCCGCGCTTCCGGCCCGCACAGGTGCAACAGCAGCAGAAATGCGCTGAATGTGGTCTTCGCGTTCTTGCGCGCCATGCTCAGGATGAACATTCGCGTCGCCGAGTCGTAGATATCGACCATCCATTCGCGCTGCTCTTTCGTCAGCTTGACCGGCTGTCCTACGAACTTTCCCTCCGGGATCATGCAGACCGCTTCGATCCAGGCGATATTTCGCTCGGCTCGTGACTGCCCTCGACTTACTTTGCGCCGAACTGCCATGGCTTCCCGCCATCAGTAACCTTCTTGTCCGCTGTGTTGGCGGCTTTGGGCGTATACCGGCTTTGCTGCGTCAGGCGTAGCTTGGTCGCCATTGATGCGACACGCTTGGACTCCATGTCCCGCATCTGCATGAACGCTTTCAGGACGTTCCCGTCGGCGGCTTTCATGGAATCGCGCACCTTTCCTTCCAGCCAATCGGCCATGCAGGCGGCGCGCACGTATTCCTTGAGAAGTGGGGCGGAGTCTTCGCCGAACCATTCGACAGGTTTGGACTCGACAACGGATTGCCATAGAGCAGCTTGGTCCGCAGTGAGGTCATCAGGCGCCAGCAATCGCGCGCGCGCGCCAACCTGCACGACGCTCAGGCTGGCGGTCGATTTGCGGGCCATTTTCTGTACTCTGCGTTGCTGAAATTGTTACGCGTTATGGAATAAAAGGTGGACAGCCGGTCTTAGCGTGCTGATCGCCAGAGATCTGCGACCCCCTACCCTGTAATCTCACGACCGTCTGAGACACGCCAATGGCTGCCCAGATCGAGCGGCATGCCGTCCGCATCGTGACCGCGCATCACACCAGACGATTCCTGCTGAGCCTTGGCGCCGTCGTGGCACGTAGCGCAGAGCGACTGCCAATTGCTCGCATCCCAGAAGCGCGCACGCGCTGCGCTGATCTGTGCGCCGTCCTTGCTGCGCAATGCATCAGCGATCCGATGCGGCACGATGTGATCGACCACTGTCGCTGGGGTCGTGCGGCCTGTCTGCTCACACATGACGCACAGCGGATGACGAGCCAGCCAGGTATCACGCGCTCTACGCCAGCGAGAGTCATACCCGCGATCATGTGACGACAGCCGCGATCCAGTGCTGCTACTCACTCCCCATCCTTCGCAGACCGCGTCAGCTCTCGCCAGTCGTCCCGATCCTGCTCGGCGATCTTGTCCATGCGAAGCTCGTAGATCAGCCACACCACGATGAACAGGACGGCGATCACGAACACGATGACGAGATACCACATGATCAGAGTGCCCATGTCAGTGACCGGCCTTAATGCCGTTGACCTTCTCGACCGTGCGCATGGCACCAAGGCCAAGCATGCCCATCAGCACCGGCGACAGCTGCGACAGATCAAGCACGGGCAGTTCAGCGGTAGCGCCAAGCAGGCGCGCCAGATAGCTCACCAGCGGACCCACCACGAACGCCCACGCGAAGGCGCAGCCACATACCCATCCGATGAACGGGCGCCATCCAGCGACGAACACACTCGCATTGCTGGCCTCGGCCTTGTTCGTGTCGGTCTGCGACTGGATCACCGCCTGGTCGAACTGAAGCTGTGCCAGTTCGCGGGTCAGCGCGTCTTTCTCTTCCTGTGATTTGTCGGGCAGGAACTTGTTGACGATGCCGCCGACGGCCTGCGCAATCTCACCGATACCGGTAATGCTCATGACGTGCCCTCGAACATGGCGCGCTCAGCAGCGCGGCGTGTGACCAGGCCGGGCAGCTGCTGGCCGCCAGCCATGACCCAGAACTTGAGCTGTGCCGCCGCCTCGTCGTATCGCTCCTGATTCAGGAGGCGCAGCAGTGTCGAATCACGCAGTCGGCCTTCACCAAGGTTGAACACGAAGTCCACCAATGCGTCGAATTGTCCCTGTGTCAGCGAGACCGTGACCATCTTGACCACAGCATCAGCGGCCGCGTCGAGGTCATCGACCAGCATCGCCTCAGCCTCGGTTTGAGTGATCGTCTGGCCCGGCTTGATGCCACCGGTTGAGCCATAGCCGATGGTGAGGATGCCCACGCTGTCGCGGTATGCGGTCAGGCGGCAGCCTTCAGAGGCCTTCACAAGATCAATGCAGGCCTGACTGGGGTGCATCAGTGCATCGCCCCGGTCGCGCGCAGATCATGGCTTACCACGTCGGCCTCAAGCACGCTGATGCGCCTATCGTGCTCACTCTGCGACGCCTGCACCTGGATGATCTCGCGCGTCAGGCCGGGCACATCAGCCAGCGTGCCCTGGATCTGCGTGATCTGCACCTGCATGCGCGCCATCGCCAGATTCGATTCGTTCACCGTGGATGCAAGCCAGAGGATCGCAGCCACAGCGAGGCTCTCGACGATGACGCGGACTGACAACACGCTGGTTATCCGGCCCTGCACCGTTGCGCCCTCTTCGTCTCGTGCCATCGGTCTCTCCGTCGCGTGGGGTGCTTCCCGCACGCGGCGGGGTGAAAAGGTGGCCGGCGTCCGCTGGGGAGAACGGAGCCGGCCGTGCGGGACGGTCGGACGTCCGACCTGTTCAAGCACGATTCCTCGCGCCTGCCGCACAACAAAAACCCCCGCCGTTTCGGGCAGGGGTTTGGAATGGTGGCTACTTTGTCAAGCTATACGATAGCGCCTAGTTTTCGGCTGTCAATCCCCATCTGATGCGGTTTGTGGGTGACACCTGTTCGTAGCGCATATTCGGCGCGCTCGATTGTGGCCTCTGCCTGCATCCACAGCCAACCGATGCCGATATTGCGCAGAGCTTCCCAGCTTTTGGGGAGCCGTGACTCGCGCGGCAATCGCGTGATCGGCTTGCCGATGGCCACCATCTCATAGCAATGGCGACACAGGATGGCCCGCAGCTGCAAGCGGCGACCTTCATAGCCCGCGTCTCGCTGAAACTTGATGTCGAGCCAGAACATCACGCGATCTTGCTGATGCGGAATGCCGGTGCCGATGCTGTAGGCGATCTCCGGCCCAATGTCCCGTTCATCTCGTCGAGCGAAGGCCAGCGCCAACACCAGGGCGTTCTCGGTAGTCATCATGCGCGCGCTGTAAGGCGATCCGCCGCCGCTTGGCTCGCGGAAGGTGGTCTGCCCAGCCAGGCGGCCTAGGCGCTCAAGGAATCCGGCGCGGTCGGCGTAATTGAAGATTTCGTCAGTCATGGCTACTCCGGAGTGCGCGCAACACGCAAGCGATGGATTCGACGTCACCCCAGCGCAGCCCGCAGTGCCATTCGATGCCCTGCCGGTGCTTGGGGACGTCGGGCAACTTCGGCAGCTGGCACGCGCGCTCCGGGCCGGTCAGGACGTCAGCGGACCCGCAACAGCTATCGGGGCGCGGAGCGTTACGGGGCCGGATCATGCGCGTCCCCGGGCTTGGTTTCGTGGTCCGCGCACCGATGCACGACGCCGGCAAACCAGTATTCGTCGCCCGGATGCTCCGGATGTGCGCACTGGCCGACGGCCTGCGTGGGATTTGACGACCAGGGCGCGAAATGCCGGCAGGTCGAGCAGGTGATGAGCTTGATCATGCGTCGCAGTCCGCGAGACAGACCCATGCAATTACTGTACTGCGCAGACGAAAATCGTTTCGATTATTTTCGTTCGGGCGCTTGACGCATACGCTCAATGAGCCTACTATATATCCATGCCAGCCACTTCGGCGAGGCGCAGACAGGAGATCGAGATGAGCATCAGCATCCAGACGGCCAATATTGCAGGCGGCGACCTCAAGACCCACCGCAGCATTGAGGCGGCGGTAAATCGCATCGTCCGTGATGAGCACAAGGTGTATGGTGGCATCGCCATCGTGTCGTGTGAGGGTTGCGACGCGGACGATGTCGCGGAACGCGCGCGCAAGGCGCTGGAGGATGCCGCCGAATACGGCGAATGAAGCCCGACGCCTCCCGCCACGATCCGCGCCCGGAATACCTCCGGGCGTTGCTCGCTCAAGCCGGACTGACGCAGCGCGCCGCCGCGAAGCTGATCGGTATCTCTGATCGGCAGATGCGAGCGCATCTGTGCGATCCGTCGATACCGGGGTACCGGACGCCGAGCTATGCGGTGCAGTACGCGCTGGAACAGCTTGCGCGACGGTAGTCATGCGCACCCCTTCCGCCATGCGTTGACCATTTCCGTCACGCCGTCCAAGTCCGACACAAGCCAGACTTTGGCGCCACGCCAGTCGCGGTTGAACGCCATCTGGGTCTCGCTGAATCCGGCGCGGCCGTACGTCGTACCGGTATTCTTGATTTCGACAAGATGCGTCCTGCCGACGGCGCCGACGACAAGGTCCGGGAATCCAGGAATGCCTGTCTTGTGGAGCTCGATCACGCTGCAACCAAGCCCCTCCAGCCATTTCACGACATCGTTATGGTTAGCATCTTTGCGGCCTCGCGCGACGCTGGCGGGATGCGTCATGGCTCACTCCGCAACGTCCATTTCGCCCATACGCCCAGCTGGTACGGCAGCCGCCGAATCTCCCCGCGCCGCTCCATCCCACGCAGTGCGCTATCTATGCCAGCCTGTTGCTTGCCGAGCATTGCGGCCAGGTCAATCGCAGTCAGCGCGCGATCCCGCAGCAGCCGGGTTATCTCGACGTGCAATCCGATGCGGGGGTGCTGGACGGATTTGCGGCGAGTTGTCATGGCGGCTGCCTCCAGGCGAACGCCGGTGGCTCAGGCAACAGCCACAAATGCCGCACATTGGCAACATTGACGACGCAATCAGCAGGCGGATAAATCTCCACAGCCCACGCATCGGCAAAGCCGCATTGTCCCTTGACGGCCTGCAGCTCATCCCATGTGATGCCGTCCGCCCAGCGATTGCCGTCCGGTGTGCTTGTGCGGTTGACGCTGAGGCGAAGTATTCCTGCTGATTCGACATACAGCTGCGCGAGAAAACGACGAGAGCGCCAAACTTTGCTGACAATACCCACCATCGCCGCTGGCATTTGATCCTGCGGAACTTCTCGCATGTTCGGCGAGAGGGAAAGATTGTCCCGCTCCAGTGCCTTGATCGCGGCGCGGCGCTCCTGCCGGCTCAGATATGCGGGAAGAATGCTCACGCCGCCAGCCTCCGCACTTCCCGGCACTGCACCACCAGATCGCCGGCAATCGCGCCGACACCGCAGCGGCGGCGGTAGGTACCGGTGATCCAGTCCGGGTGCAGATTCGCGATGGACTGAGCGCGCAAGCCGGTCGGATCCAGCGCGAATACTTCGCCATTCGTCGCTCTGACGATCATCAGCGTCGATTCGTCAAGCAGCAATTCCATGATCGTGCGTCCGACGCGTGCGCTGCCGTGGCCGGTCGGCGAGACGCGGTCGATCGGCTCGTTTTCGTCGCGACGTGGGTGGATTTTCGGGCCGGTCATCGGCTGGTCTCTTGGGGTTTTTGGGGGCGTAGGAATGCGGTCATGCGCTGGCCTGCTGTGAGTCGATAACCGAAAATGCGACCATGGGACGCGGATGATGATTCGGCGATGCAAGGAATTGGGTGCTCGACTTATGGAACCACAATCGCACGCTCGGCTCGGCGCCCGTGGCGTTTTGCTTGAGCACGAGCAGCATCGTGTCGGCGCCGGATTCGCCGTCGGGTTGGTATTTCTCCGGAAGCGGCGCGGTGTCCGGCATTGCGGCACGAGCCAGGGCCCGTTCACGGTTTTTGTTGCGCCATATCTCGATGACCGTAGCGGCCATATCGGTGATGCCGCCTGATCCCTTGACTCCCATCTTGCCGCTAGGCTTGTCTTCGGTTTCGGACTTGCGCATATGCGCGACCAGGGCGACATGGCAGTCGTTGTCACGGGCGAAATCGGCCAGCGCTTCGACGAACTTTTTCTGCCCCGCATAATCGTCATCGGCGAACCCGCACTTAGTCAGGTTGTCCACGACGAACAGCTCGATGCGGTAACGCTTGCGGGCGTAGGCGAAAACCTCAAGGATGCGTGAAGCTTTCGCTGACCCGGCGACATTGAACGTCCAGAGTGTGTCGCGATAGCCGCCCGCGATGTGATTGCTGAATGCGCGACTGGGACGTGCACAGGCAGCCACTTGACGCCCCATGCGGGCAAGCCATAGCGCTGTGCGCCATTCCATCGACGCGACGCAGCAGCGATGGCCTCCGGTGGCTTGATAGGCCACGACCTGGCCCACTACGCTCGACTTGCCGTGACCATTGACGCCAGCCCAGATCGACAGCTCGCCGGGGCGCAGCTTGATGACGTCGTGCGTCTTGCTCCACGGCAGCAGCATGCCTTCGTCGATGCGCGTGTACTCGGCCCAGATGTCGTCCGCGAACTCCGACGCATTGCGCAGTTCATTTGGATCTTGGGTGCGCGCATCGCGCATCGCGACAAGAACAGATTCGACGCTGATTCCCTTGACCAGGCATTCGTTGGCGTCCTTTTCCGGAAGCGCCACGACCTTCACGCGATCACGGCCAAGCCGCTCGCACAATTCGGGAATTGCCTTCTGCCCCGCAGCATCCATGTCCATCGACAGATAGATCGTGTCGAACACGGACAGCGCGTCCCATTCGGTTTCGATCCAACCATGGGCGCCGGATCCCGTGGGGACGGAGAGCGCCGGGAAACCGTAGGCGTGCCACGCGATGGCGTCACACTCACCTTCGCAAATCACGACAGCCCGGGCTTCCGGGTGGATCGCCTGCCAGCCGAACAAAATCGGCTCGCATTCGGCCTCGGCGCTGAACTGCTTGGGGAGCTTGCGATACTTCGCGAAGACCAGCTCATCGCCGCGCAGGAACGGAAACATCAGGCGATCGCCGCGACTGGCGAGCCGGTATGCCTTTACGCTGGCATCAGGCAACTTGCGGATATCGCGTAGCCATGCCGCATGCTCGGCAGACAGCGCGTGCACGCCCTCACGGTCGGGCTTGCGGTAGGTCTTGCGGTGATGTTCGGGACGATCCTCGCGGATGCCCAGGAACTCCATCGCTTCGCCGCATGCGGTGCGCAAATCGACGCGCTTCACCGCCATCCACAGTCCGATCAAATCGCCCGCCTGCCCCGTTTCGCCATCGAGCCACACGCCCGCCTTGTCGCCGACCAGGTGCACGCCCATCGACTTGCCGGCTTCACCATCGATGCCGCCGACACGCCATTCCTGTCCGATACGCTTGCCGTTCGGCAGCAGGTGACTGGCGACGGTTTCGACCTTGGTTGCCAGCCGTGACGCGATATCGACGGCGCGCATCAGATCGCCCCCACGAGGTAATCAGGGATTTGTTCGGGAGCGCGAGACGATGGCTTGGGTCTAGCCTTTGCCGCTGCACGCAACCACGCTAGCGGTTCGATCACGTCGTCCGATTCCGCCTTAGCCAGCAGCTCGACGCAAACCATGTCGCCGACCTCCTTGCGCAACATCCCGAGAAAACTGCGGGCAGGTTTTTCGGCGACGCCCTTCCGGCGAAGAAGGTCAAGCCCTGTGCCGAATATCGGATCGGGGTCGATGGGCAGTTCACTGCCCGCCGTAGGCGGAAGCTCTTGATCTTGGTTCTGGGTAGGGTTGGGTAGGGTAGGGTTCTGTTTCGATAAGGTTTGCAATACCGTTTCTGATACCGTTTCGGATAAGGTTTGCAATACCGTTTTCTGCGAATCCGTAAGATGCCCGCAAAATCCAAGAAGGGCGCGGGCTGCGAGCGCTTTTGCTTGGTGTGTCGGAAGGGTCTCCAGCTCCTTGATTCGGGCGATAGCGACCTTCGGATTGGCGACTGGGTTCCAGCGCAGGAAATTGGGCAAAAAAAGCACTTTTCCGAGACGGTATGCAAACCCTATGCGAGACAGTTCGGATAGGGTTTCAGATACTGTTTCAGACGACCATCCGAAGTCGTCGGTGAGATTGCCGTCGGTGCAACGAAAGCACCCCAATCCATTCGTATATGGACCGGTCATCAGATAGCAGGCGAGCAAGCGTCCTCGCTCCGACATGGCCTCG